ATCTGAAGTTTTTTCATACTCTGACGTTTACAAATTGCGTTATGTTTATGAAGGTAGCGTATCAGTTGCTCCAGTAGTAGATGTAAGTGGAACTTTATTATCTGGTACTGATGTTACTGATAGATTTACTTTTGACGATGGACAAAGAGATACTTTTTATGATGTTTCGCGTATCATATTAAAACCAGGATACGAATCACCAACTGGTCAGGTATTGATTGGATTTGATTACTTTGAGCATTCACAGGGAGATTTTAGTACAATTGATTCCTATTTGCATGAAGCTGGTGTTTCAGAAGACGAAGTACCAAATTTCAATTCAGCAGTTTATGGTAAATTGTCATTAAAAGATGTAATTGATTTTAGAGCAAAAGTTGATTCTACATGTATTGTTGGTGGATATCAAGATACTTCAATTCTTTCTTCTCCCCCAAGTTTTAATAAAGCTGGTGGAATTACTGCTGGTACTATTGCTTCCGATGAGAATATTGAATATAGTTTATCTTTTGATTTAAAACAATACTTAGATAGAATTGACGGATTGTTCTTAAACAAGAATGGAGATTTTATAATTAAAAAAGGAAATCCTTCATTAAACCCAACTAAACCAACAGATTTAGATAATGCTATTCCAATCTATTATTTCTATCTACCAGCATTCACATCTTCGGCAAATGATGTAAATATTATTCCCGTAGATAATAAGCGTTACACGATGCGTGATATTGGCAAGTTAGATAAGCGCATTGAAAGATTAGAGAAATATACTTTACTTAGTATGTTGGAGCAGCAAGCACTCAATATGCAAATTAAAGATGAAATTGGATTGGATAGATTTAAGAGTGGTTTTATTGTAGATAATTTTGAATCACATGGTATCGGCAATTTAGCATCAGTAGATTACAAATGTGCTGTAGATACTCAGCAATCCGTATTGCGTTCAAGGTCGTTTGAAACTTCATTAAAATTAGAAGAAATTAACACCAGAAATGAAGAAAGAATTTTAAATGGATATTCTTTATCTAATGGTGTGGTAACTTTGCCATACACAAATATTCCTTATATTAGTAATTCTTTTGCTACAAAAACAATTAATATTAATCCATTTGTGGTGGTGCAATATGTTGGAGACGTACAATTAGATCCTCCAGTTGATACTTGGTTTAACCAAAAGCAATTCCCAGCAATTTTAAATAATGACGGCAAGTTATTCTCTGTATTCTATGCTAAAGAAAATACTAGAGAAGGTCTTGCCAGTATCTATAATAACTACGTAATCAATTGGATTGGAAATAATAGAACGTTCTTTAATACTTCACCACTGAATGATGTTAATTTTACTGTTTCGTCCAGTTCCATCGTTGCTCACGTAGCAACTTCTTCAAATATTAGTCCACAGAATAATGAGTTAGCTCAAAATGTCTCATCAATTACTGTAGGAAGTAATAATATTATTTCAAACATTAAATTCTTCTGTGAAACTAGATTGATAAAATTTGTTATCACAAGAATGAAACCCAATACTAAATTATTCGTTTTTATGGACGGTAAAAATATTAACAGGTGGGTTGCTAAAGATTTTAGATTTACTGGAATTGCTCGTAATTCTATTAGCACTTTTGATAGTGGTGTTACTACAGATGAAAATGGAAATGCTAGTGGAGTAATTTTAATTCCATCTGGTCATCCACCAGTATCTGGATCTTCCGTCTCAGCAGATATTAAAAACATTGCTTATGATTCAGAAGGAGATCCACTACATTTCATTACTGGATCTAAAACAATTAAATTTACTTCAAATACACTGGGTAGCACTGATTCAGATGTTGATACTTTTGCTAGCATAGTGTACTATGCTTCTGGTACGTTCCCACAAAATCCAGCATCTATTACTTCTACTGTTCCAGCTATTGAAAAATCTGATGAAGGAATTCAATTAATTGATGGTAGTGGTATTAAACCAAATCCATTAGCACAATCATTTAAAGTTGAGAACAGTCCTGGTGGTATTTTCCTAACTGGCATCAATTTATATTTTGCTAAAAAAAGTTCTATTATTCCCGTAAGAGTTTATCTTTCTAATGTTGAAAGCACAAAACCTGGAAAATATATTTTACCTGGCACACAAAAATCATTACTGCCCGACACCTACATTAGAGTATTTACTAATGGCACTTTAAATATTAATAAAGGAGAAAAAGCAACTGGTAAAGATACCAAGGCATCTGGACCAATAAAAACAGTTTTAGATAAAAATAAAATTGAACTTATTCCTTCAGTAACTGGAGAATTTACATTATCAAACGATCAAATTTATACTATTGTTTTATCAAACCACAATGGCAAATCGTTTAAAGTAGATGAGCAATTGGAATTCAATAGTTTAAATTTATTTAATGCTAAAAATAATAGTATTTCAAATACTTTAAAAGTAACTATTGCTAAAGATTCTGGTAGGTTAACAAAATTAGAAGTATCTAATGTTGGATCTGGATACGAAAATGCTACACTCACCATTGAAAGTCCTCAATTATTAGGTGGCATTACAGCAGCTGCTAACGTATCAGTATCGGAAGGCAACATATACGATGCTGATGTAACCATTTCTGGTTCTGGTTATACAAATGCTCCCTCAGTAATTATTAATGGTAGTGGATCTTCTCCAGCTGGAGCAGCAATCAAATCATTCATTACTATTGATACTCCATCAGTTAGAATGGGTGTAGCAGTGGATGCTGATACTCAAGTATCTATTGTTCCAACATTGTTTGAATTTGATTATCCAATTTATCTTCAGAATGATACTGAATATGCTTTTGCAGTAGAATCAGATTCAACTGATTATGAGATATGGTCTTCAAAACTTGGAGAAAATGAAATTGTAACCAATGCTTCAGTTACCACTCAACCATTGATCGGATCAGTATTCAAATCACAAAATGCTGGTAGTTGGACTGAAGATATTTTTGAAGATATCAAGTTTACTTTACTCAGAGCAGAATTTGATATTTCCAGAACTGCTATTTTAGATCTGAAAAACGAACCACTTGGATATGAACCAATTGAAGTAAATCCATTCCAAACTGATGCTACTTCGGATGGCACTGCCACATCAGATTTATTTAAAAACAATAATAAAATTATAAAAGTAAATCATTACAATAATGGATTTGAAGATGCTGGCAAATCATTTGTGTCTTTCAAAAATTTAAATAATTTTGGTGGATTAGCACAAGAGTTAATTGAAGATAAGTTATTTACCGTTATTCATTCAGGGTTAGAATATTACCACATCAATGCTGGTATAAGAGCATCATCCAATGAATTGGGTGGTGGGTCTACTGTTTTGGCATCATATAATAGAAAATTTGAAAAATTATACGCACAGGTTGGTATCTTATCGTTGCCTTCTACTTCAGTAGAATCATCTGTTAAGACTACAAATATAAAACCAGTTGATAGTATCTCAACGGTTTATTCTTCTTACTCCGAAGTACCATACGAAAAAACTTTCTTAAATCAAGAACACATATTTAATAATCAAAAGGTTGTTGCTTCCAGAATTAATGAGTTAAAAAATTCCGATATAGAAGGAGAATCGTTATCATATAAATTACAATTATCTTCAACCAAATCTTATTTGTCTCCTATTGTAGATTTAAGAACCAGTACTGTTAAATTAGTAAATAATCAAATAGAAAAAGCATCTGGAGCAGAATCTCGTTTTGGAAGAAGAGATCAAGTTATCAAACTATATCCAATCTATAAAGTTATTTACGGTGGTACTGGATTGGGATCTATTACAGCAGGCGATATTGTTGGTAGTACCACAAACATCAAAACTGTCACTGGATATAGTTCCAAAGCAAAAGGAATTATCGTAAGAGTTGATAAGGGAACAACAACTCTTTGGATTAAGATGACTACTGATACTATTTTCCAAGCAAACGAAACATTAATATTCAATGAAATTCCTTCTCTATCAGCATTCCCAACCAACGTAATAGCACAACCAAACGGAATTACAGAATTCCCACTCAGTTTTGTAAAAGGTTCTATAATTACTGCGTTTGATAAGAGTGATTTAACTAAGACATATACGAATGTTATTAGTGGTAATGTTGTTCTGTGGGATGACAGGAAAAAAGAATTGCGTCTCTCAAACAATAAAAATCCAATCAACAATAATTTCAATGCATTAGCAACTGCATCTCCTTATGGCAGAATATCTTTTGTTGGCAACACTAGTGCTCAACAACCAGATGTATTCCGAGTTGGTGATTTATTATCATACGATAACTTAGCTTCTGCTGAAAGAGCATTCGCAGAAATTAAATCTATCACATATTCTCCTGGAATTCTTTATGTTGATGAAAGTTCTTCTAAGAATAGTTCTTCGCTTGCCAAGTATGTAACTAAGGAAATTTCTTTAGAAAATCCATCTAGCTGTATTGATGTAAGAATTACCGCAAATATATTTGAGAAAGATGATATTCAAGTATTGTATAAGTATAAGTTAGCAAGTTCACAATATAATTTTGATGATTTGGATTGGAATTATTTTAATGGCGATGGAACTCCAGACATTGTTGTTATTCCATCCAGTGATAATGTTGTCTCTGGATATTTGGAAAGTCAATCATCATACAAAGAATATAAATTCAGTGTAAGTAATTTGGCAGAATATTCATCATATGCTATTAAAATTATTATGAAAAGTTCTCAACCAGTATTTGTTCCCAAAATTCAAGACGTAAGAATTGTTGCGTCAATCTGATGGATTATACTAAGGTGATGAATCATGATTATCTCGTAAGAGATAATACTACTAATGCCATTATAAATACCGATAAAGGTGTGTTTGAAGATGTAAAAAAACTGCGTAGCGGTGGTGCATCTATCAAAAATCTTCAACGTGATGTTGAAGATTTAAAAAATGAATTATCAGATATTAAAAATCTTCTAAGAGAAATCGTAAGAAATGGCAATACTTAGAACCGTAGCTAAGACAGATACTCTGGAAAATCAGAGACAAATAATCAACACAATTGCTTCTGATTTGTTTACGGTTCAGACGAGTGTTGGTGCTGGCGCATTCAGTATGAGTGATGGCACAGTTCAAGCACCAGCACTATTTTTTACAAATGCTACAGATGTAGGTGTCTTCAGAGGAGGATCAAAATCATTATATATTGCTGCCGAAGGAAAATCCGTAGCATCTTTTGATAAGTTAAATCTAACATCATTACAAAATTTCAGAACTTTAGTTTCTTCTATTCCTACAGGAGTGGGAGGAATTACTGTATCTAATGCAGGATCTGGATATAATGGAGGTACTTTTTCCAGTGTTGCTTTAACTGGTGGATCTGGAACAGGTGCAAAAATATCTCTTACCATTGTACCAATTACAGGAACAATAACTAATGGTGGTACTGGTTACGTTGGTGGAAGTTATGTTGATGTAACAATGACTGGTGGATCTGGTACTGGAGCAAAAGGAATATTAACAGTACGACCATTTACAGGAAGCATCCAATCTGGTGGTAGTGGAGGAAATATCGGAGCAAATCAATCTCAAGTTTTCACTAATGTTTCGTTAACTGGTGGTACTGGTAACTCAATGCAAGCTGATATTACTGTTAGTGTTGCTGGTCCTGTTACTGCTGTTACTGGTGTTGCTATCGTAAATCAAGGATCTGGTTACACGCAAG